ACAGCAACCACTCCTGGAGGTCCGGTGCCAAGTACAGGAGATTGAGAACCTGTGTCAAGCGCGCTGGCGAGACGTGCCCTAAGCGAGCCAGTTCTTGATAGGTCAAATGCGCGTGCTCAAGCACCTGCTGTTGGAGTTTAATTGCTAGCGCCATCAGGCGCGTGATCCGCGGCAATTGCGGAGCGGTGGCTTGTGAAGTTGAGTCAGGCGGCAGTTTCGAATTCCGTTTGTCACCCGCACTTCGCGTCGACGCCTTCAGCCGGTACCGGATCTCAATCGGGCTATTCGGCACGCTGCCGTCCTTTCGGTGCATGCAGGCGAATCGTGACCTCGCCCGTTGCGGCGTGATAGATCACTGTTTCGGTGCAAGCCTGTAGCAGTTTGCGAATGCCAGAATTGTTTGGGTCATCAGCTCCGGCCGCGGCGGCCTTAACTAACTTGCGGACCATCGGTCGTTTGACGGTCCGCAGGTGATCGAGGACGGAGCTCTCGATCGATTCTGCCGCGAGATAGCGCTTTGCACAGGTCCTCGCGTCATTGCCCGGTTGGGAGCGGCACACGTAATAGCGATAGCGGCGCTCGCCCTTGCCCGCCCACGTGACGGCCATCGGTTTGCCGCACGCACCGCAATGAAGGAGACCCTGGAGCAAGGAACCGCTCTTGTTGCGCTCCTTCGGCCGCGGCTTCGGCAGGCCGTTCAGTATCCGATTGGCCCGTTTCCACAAGGTCTGGTTCACGATGGCGGTGTGCTCGCCGCGGTACAGCTTACCCTGATGCCGGACCGAACCGGCATAGAGATCGTTCCGCAAAATTCGCACGAGCGAGCCGGCCGTGAAGGCTCTGCCGCAGTGCTCCTTTCCCTGTGCAGTTCTCCAGCTCTTCGTCGTCCAGCCACGGTGGTTCAGTTCCTCAACCGTCGCTTCCACAGAGTGCTTCTCAAGCAGAAGTTCGAAGATGGCTCGCACACGCTCGGCCTCCTCCGGATTCACTACCAGGAGACTTCCCCGTGGATCGAGATCGTAGCCGAGCGGCAGGTAACCGCCCGTCCACTTACCCTTCCTGCGCGCGGCCGCTTTGTGATCGCGGGTTCGCTCACTGATGATTTCGCGTTCAAACTGCGCAAACGAAAGCAGAATGTGCAATGTGAGACGGCCCACCGGGGTCGCGGTATTGAACTGCTGCGTCACAGAAACGAAGCTCACGCCGTGCTGCTCGAAAGCTCCCATGATGCGAGCAAAGTCGAGCAGCGAACGGCTTAGCCGGTCGACTTTATAGACCACCACGCAATCGACGCGGCCGGCCTCTATATCTCGCAGCAACCTTCCGAGTGCCGGACGTTCCATGTTGGCGCCCGTGAAGCCGCCGTCATTATAAATGTCGGGTAGCAACAACCAGTTCTGCGCCTGTTGGCTCGCGATATAGGCTTGCGCGGCATCGCGCTGGGCTTCTAACGAATTGAACGGTTCATCTAGTCCTTCCTCGGTAGACTTTCGAGTGTAGACCGCGCAATGCACCGGCCGCGCTCTTGGTTCAGCTTTTCCGGGGAGCATTGCTCACCTTCCGATTCCGGCGTTTAGCCGTCAGTCCAAAGAATGCCAATCCGTTCCAACGTGAGCCTGCCACTTCGGTTGCAATGGCGCTTAGGGAGCCATAGTTTCGGCCCTCGTATTCGAAACCGGAGGTCAATACCTTGACGACTACAATGCGGTCTCGAAACTCGCGTTTCAGTAGTGTTCCGACCTTCGGTATGCGGCCATCAAAATGGTGAAGAGAACCGCTCTTCCACAACTCCGTCCCGCTTCCTCCGCGCGGCGGCAGAACGCGCAGGTCCTCGTCTTTGGCAACGGCGAGGGCACGCTGGCGCGCACGCTCGGAAAGGTCTCCTTCCGAGATCGCCTGTAAACGCCAAGCGATGCGCCGCACTAGTGACAACTTGTGCTTTGATCGTGGTCCCTCTTCGAACAGTTCCCGATATTTCGAACGCACAGTTGCGATCGGTGCACGGCGCAAGGTCTCTACCTGCTCATGTAAGCTTCCATTCATTCGCCTCTCCTTGTCTGGGTGCTCCGCAGAGCCCACCAACATGAACGCTCTCCGGAGAGACGAAAGCAAGTCCATCGTTGCCACTTATTGCCCATCCAATATTGACCTTCGGTAGGTCCACCCAGAGATTGCGGTGCGTCACCTGCTCCGCGCGTCGCGCTCGGGCCAAGCACGCCTGTAGTCGCTCAATCCATGAGTCGCGCGCGAGCAGGTAATCACTCGATCGCGGCGTCTACCATCATCGTTTGTTTGCCTGGTAATGCGACTCGGATCCAGTCGAATCTCGATTTGCCGCGGTGTCAACGCACCATGCCGCCACTCCATCCACCTCCGTACGTCGAATCGAGATGTTCCACTTCTGCAATAACGCGATTGTGCTTGGCGCAGGGTCGATGCCGGCGCCGTGTTGCCACAGCCCGAGGTCACCGTTCTGTTGATGCATCACAGCCAGCACGTATACCTGGCCGTCCTGGCCGGTGCCCTGGATCAAGAAAGGAGGCACCTCGGGGGCCCGACAGAGTTCTAACTTTGCCACTCTTTGCTGAAGTCTTTTCGTTCGTCTCATCGCGATCGGCAGGACTGTTCTAGTGGGATCGCCCGCTCTGGAGAATCTCCGACATAAACGGGGCTGCGCCTAGCCACTTTGCTCGTTCGTAATCACCATCTGATTGCGAGTTCACTCGCTCTCTTTCTGTTCTAACTTCTCGATGCGCGCTTCTAACTGCGCCGTCTCGATGGCCTGCCGGTGCATATCGAGAACCCGGGCGAGCCGCTCTCCATCGGTCGGTTTCATCCGTCCACCTGCCATGGCCTGCAGGACCCGCTCGGCTGCCTTGCTCACATCTTGAGCGCTTTCTATCTTCTTCCCAAGACGGATACGAACACCGGACTCGCGAAGCACAGGGATGATTCGGTCAATACACGCGCGACGTGCGTCGCGATCTCCATTAAGGGCATCTACAATGCACCGGCGAACGATAGGCTCCGAATACTTCTCGAGGAGTTTCTGCGCCATCACGGTCGTTTTATTACGGTTCCCTTTCGGTCGGCCCGTTCCAAACTTATTGCCGGGTAAAAAGGCCCGTCCCCGTGGTTTGTTCATAACCGTTCCGCCCGTTCCGCAGCGACTTGATCAAAGCTACGATGATCATTGCTCAGATACGCCTGGCACCCCGTGAACGCCTGCCAGCGTCTTACGATCACATCCACATAGCGAGGATCAATCTCAACCAAACAGGCAGTGCGGCCGGTTGTCTCACAGGCAATCAAAGTCGTGCCGGAACCCGCAAAAGTATCGAGCACCACGTCGCCTTTTAGGCTGCTGTTTTCGATAGCCCGTTCCACGAGTGCCACAGGCTTCATCGTTGGGTGTAAGTCGTTGACGCGAGGCTTGTCGATGAACCACACATCCCCCTGATCGCGGGCTCCACACCAATAATGCTTAGCTCCCTCACGCCATCCATACAACATCGGTTCGTACTGCCGCTGGAAATCGGAACGACCCAGTGTAAAAGTGTTCTTTGCCCAGATGATATACGTCGACCAATGACCGCCGCACTCGGTGAAAGCCGTGTGCAAGCGGTGCAGTTCGCTCGAAGACATAGAGATGTAGATCGCTCCTTGGCTGACGGCGAGTATCACCTGACAGGCCGCTTTGAGAAAGTTCCCAAACGCCTCACCGAGGTTGTCGTTGACCATCTTCATTCTGCTGCGCGTCTTGCCGGTGTAGTCGACATCGTAGGGGAAATCGCTGCATGACATTCCACAACGCTGTTTGTCGAGCACTCGTTCCACATCTGGGACGTGCCATCACCGCATAGAAGTCGATGGCGGCCCAGAGTCCAGACGTCTCCGGTGATCGAAACCACGCGAGGCAATGGGTCGGGAACTGCATCGGCATCGGTGAGCCCGTGCTCAACGTCCCCCAGGAGCTCCTCCAGTTCCAGGTCACTGAATCCGATCAGTTTTTCGAGGCCGAGGTCCTGCTCGGCGAGAGCTTCCAACTCAAGCCGGAGCATCTCCGGATCCCAGCCTGCGTTCAGAGCAAGTTTATTGTCGGCCAATCGGAACGCACGCTTCTGGTTGTCGGTGAGGTGGGCAAGTACAAGGACCGGAATCTCGGATAAGCGGAGCTTTCTGGCGGCGAGGACGCGGCCATGGCCGGCGATGATGCCGCCCTCCGGGTCGATCAGTACGGGGTTGTTGAATCCGAATTCTTTGATGGAGCCAGCAAGTTGCGCTATTTGCTCATCGGAATGGGTGCGGGCGTTGCGTGCGAACGGAATCAGGCGCTCGACGGGCCAGGAATCGATTTGAAGCGGCCGAACGGTGGAGTTGGTCATAAAAGCAACATAAACCTTTCTTTTGTTAGATATCGGGCTGTACGACAGCTGCGGACGTGCGCGCCGGATAAGGCACGATAGAGGAAGCTATCCGACCTTTTGATACAGAGGATGGATGCTTGAATCCTATCTAGTCAAATACTATAATGAGATCGGTGATGGATCAAAGGAGATAACATAGTGCATGACCATATACAGTCAGAGTGGTGGCGCTTTGAGGCTTGTACCATCGAAAACAATGCCTTGCGTCCCGCCCCGGAGCTCTA